AAGTGCCCTAATTTTTGTAGAGAGGAAATGATTCCCATTCCAGCCTGGCCGTATCCAACGGTGGAATTAAAGCCAGACTCAGATGAGAAGAAACTTATATGCAAAGAAATACCTTTCGCTTCAGAATATTTTCAGTATATCACAAAGATTTTTTAAAAAAAAGTCTTGACAAGGTAAAAGAAAGAGGTTATTATAATATAATGAGTAAAAACCTAAGTATTAGGTTTATTATTTATTCAATAGTAATTATATTAGGTTTTAATGTATTACCTAATAAACAAATAGATTACGTTGAATATAGTAAGAAACCGCTAAAAAAGGTAAGTAGCTTAAGTGAATTTAAGGATTCTCTTGAATATAAGAAATACTTAGAATCACTAAAGATAACCATGGATATTGTTAAAGCTAGAACTACTAAGCTTGAACAATTTAAAAAGGCTAAAAAGCTTTCCGATGAGGATCTTGCCCTTTTGCTCTACCTAGTAGGGTTTGAAGGAAATGACCTCAAGGAAGCTTGGGCAATCGCTAAGCGTGAGTCCAATGGCCGTCCTTTGGCATTTAACGGTAATACAAAAACTGGGGACAATTCCTGGGGTATATTCCAGATCAATATGATCGGGTCCCTTGGTCCTATTCGTAGAGATAAATACGATTTGTCTAGCAATAAGGAACTGCTTAATCCAGTAACCAATGCGGTAATCGCATTCAAAATGACTAGAGGTGGAGAAGATTGGTCTTCGTGGAAGGGACTTACTCCAAGAGCACAAAAATGGTTACCATACTTTCCAAAAGTTAATCTGACCCCTTATAAAATACCTGTCGAAGCATAACCTTGACATTCGGTAAAATCAAATGATACAGTTAATCTATGCAAGTAGATAACACTGGGGTAATTGATATCAGAGTCGTACGGCTATGGCTTGATGCTCGTGAAGAGTTTGTTCATAACTTATCATGTAGCACCAAGCTACTAGCTGGCTTTGACGACGATGGAGTCTACTTGTTTTGTCTTGAGTGTAATGATAGAATCTACGTGGGTCTTGACACGTATTTAAAAATGAAGGGTGAACTAAATGTCTGAAGAAAACGATAACATTCTTCTAGGAATCTATATACAACTTTCAAGAGTGTATGATATGCTTATGGTAATTGCAGACGGTGTTGGTAAAGGTGAGGAAGCATTAGAGATTAGAGATCTACATGCAGAAGGAAAGATTCTCACACCACCGCCATCATTAGTGGAGGACGAAGATGCCTAAATATTTCGTAACATTGAATCTAGAAGTAGATATCAATAAGTTCGACAATATTCATGAGATCATCGATTCTTTTGATATCATTGGATCAGCAGAAAACACAGAGTTGATTGAAGCTACCTTTGAAAAAGCAGAAGAATATGAAGATGACTTCGATGACGAAGACTTTTAGTATTTAGCGGGTGTTGCATAATGGTAGTGCCTCTGCCTTCCAAGCAGATAGTGCCAGTTCGATTCTGGTCACCCGCTCTGACTTGACACGATTATAGTAAATTTGCTATAATTATTTTTCTCGACGCAGTGTAGAGAAGCTCGGTCATCTCGCTTGGCTCATAACCAAGAAGTCGTGGGTTCGAATCCCACCGCTGCTACTAAGTAAGAAATTACTTAATAAATATCGCATAAGTGTTACGGTAGCACAACGGCTTCCAAACCCGTTGGATGAGGTTCGATTCCTTGATGCGGTGCAAACAAGATTACGACGGTGATCTTGGAGTATGGCGGAATATCCTGAAGTGTCATAATCGGGGATAACGCTGGACCTGGGATAACTCCCAATGATAGTAACATAAGGGTCTGTAGGCTTAAAAGGGGTACTTGAGACAACTTTGACTTGGCCTTGTAGGTAAAATCCAATCCTACTACTCACATAAAAAATCCCCCAGGATTTCTCCTAGGGGACTTTTTTTGTACCTTCTTAGCCCTTCAGGGCCTTGAATGTTTTTTCATCAACAATTCCAGTCTCTGGAAGTTTATTAGCTTTCTGCCAAGCCTTTAAAGCCTTTTCTGTTGCAGGACCAAAGTCTCCATCAGCTTTAAGTTTCAAAGCTGCTTGAATAGTCTTTACAGACTGTCCTTTAGAACCGACCTTCAAAGGTGCAAATGCTTTTGGCGCAGCAGGCTTCTTAGCAACTGGCTTAGCTGCTGGTTTTGCAGCGGCAGCAGGAGCATCAGTTGAACCTACTTTAGATAGTAGTGGAACATTTTCTTCACCAGCATATACTGGACGTCCCCAACCTACTACTGCATTCATAAGCTTTAGCTTATTATCCTTAACGTATGCACGAGTTTTCTCTACGCACATTCCGCCATTTCGCTGATCCCCCTTTGCAGTTCCTGAAGTATTTCCTTCAATAACTTGAATAGTTCCGTTTCCGTTATTCTTTACGCAAAGACCTACGTGAGAAATTCGATTTACACCATCATCTGGAAAATCAAAATAAATCCAGTCACCTGGAGTAGGATCATCATTACGTGCATCTGCCCAACGATTATTCTTCTTGAACCAATCTGAAGCTGCAATTGTTGCTGCACTCTTCGGATACTTCTTAGGATCTAATCCTGCTGTAAATGCACACCAAGAAACAAATGACTGGCACCATGGAAGAAAGTTTGCACCTGTCCACTTACCATATTTTGTTTCATTATCTTTAGGACCTTCGATAGTCCCAACTTCTTTTTTAGCAACCTCAATGATTGCTTCTAGAGAGCCTTTTACTGCCACTACTACTTCACCGTCTTTTTAGCGGCTGTCTTCTTAGCTGCAGTCTTCTTAGCTGCAGAAGCAGTTGCTGCTGTCTCTAGTTTCTTTGTTGCCTCTGCGACAACAGATGTTGCTACACGACCAAATGCTGGGTCTTTCTTATTCGCCCAACGGATCAATGTTGGAACGGCAGATGACCAAAGAGCATTTGCTACTAGTAGCCATTCAGATGCACCAAAATCAACTGGTGATCCGACATTAGCTGTTTGCATTACGATTACAATTGCACCGATTACTTGACCTGCAAGGTTACGGGCATATGAATCTAGCATTGCTTTATTGATTGACATATATGTTTTCTCCTTTATACTATCCTCAACGGATATACCTCTATTGTATCAACAATAGAAAAATGAGCCGTTTACATGGACAATGCTCAGGTCCCTTATGCCTAACCGACGGGGGTAAGAAAGGTAGAACCCCATGTGTCATTAGTGCACAATATAATTATAGCCTACTTAATCTTAATTTGTCTAGGCTTTTTCTCTTCAGGAATTTCTCTTTTTAGAACTACATAGAGGATTCCGTCATTGTAGTCAGCAGAGTCTACTTCCCAATACTCCCAAAGAGTAATAGTCTTGGCAAACTTCCGAGTTGCAATACCCTTATGTAGGTACTTTGGCTCTTCGCCCTGCTTTTCCTTTTCTCCTGAGATAGTTACAACATCGTCTTCGATCTTGATGGTGAGCTCGTCCTTTGCAAAACCAGCGGTAGCCAGTTCAAGGACACGAGTATCCTCATCGATTTCTCTGATATTAAAAGGCGGGTATGAATCCTGCCATGATGTTGCCGTAGAAGTCCATGTTTGATTCCATAGCTGATCTACGAACTTGAATGGGTCATAAATGCTGACCATTGAGTTATTGTAATTTACCATTTTTGCTCCTTTTTTAAGCGAGTTTAAATTAGCACTCCCCGAAGCAGAGTGCTAACTATATTATATCAAATAGGCAACTTACTCGCCAGAAGATATTTCTGATATTTTAGCCTTAGCTATAGCAAGAACTGATCCAGTCAGCGGGGAATACCCAGAAGAAACAGCTTCCTTGTTACACTTTGCCATAGAATATGACAGGAATTCCTTAACTGCTTCATTCTTTGGATTAGACTCCTTTAGAGCAACTATGTAGCTAAATGCTGATATGTTATAGGCTTTTGGATTTTTGTTATTATAGTTTGGCTTTATTAAACCATTTGCACCTGGCTCAAAATCGCTCAAGAACTCTGATGCCGCAGCAGATGTAGGGGCAATAAACTTTCCAGCACCATTTTCAATAAGTGCTAATTTTAGTCTAGATGAGTAAGAAGACTCAGCATAAGTTATTACCCCGTTCATCTGTCTTGCAATCATTGTAACTCCATGTGATCCAGATCCAGATTGAGACAATATGCCTACCCCATTAGGAGCTACCGTTCTAAAGTCTTTTCCTGGAGTCTTATTCCAGACTTTTGGAGCTACTGCATTTAGGTACTCAGTAAATATTTGAGTTGTACCAGAGCCATCAGCACGATAAGCAATTCTTAAAGACGTAGATGGAAGTTTTGGCTTAACGCCCTTAATTGTGTTGTCTGCAACAATAGCCTTATCATTCCATTTTGTGATATTGCCAGCAAAGATGTTTGCCAACGTTGCTTTCTTTAATTGTATAGGCTTATTATATCCGTCAAGTCTGTACATGATACCAATTGGCCCAGCAATAAATGGGACATACACTAATCCAGATGGTTTCGCTTCTCCAGCAGCAAATGGTGTGTCAGTTCCTGCAAAGTCTACGACCTTTGCAGTTATTTGTGTTCTTCCAGCTCCAGACCCAAGTGATGAGTAGCTGATAGAATTTCCAGTTGCCTTGGCATAGCTAATTCTGCATGCCTCTAGGTAATTGGCTATAAATGATGATCCCGCTCCTACAACTGGCTCAGCAGCTTGGGCGGGATGTGATGTAAAGATACTAGCAACTAATGCTAGTGTTAAAGCTATAGATTTTTTAACCATAGTAATATAATTATATCGACGATAAATAGCGTGATACCTAGGATCTGGTTAATTAAGGGTGAAGGTTAGGCAAACAGTTAGATTATTTCATCTGGATAGGTATCTAACCAGTCTGGGCCGTCTTCCCTATCACATCTACCATCAGCTTTTTTATTTCTACTCATATAATCATATTATCATAAATAGTGATCAGTGCGCCGAAAATATGATACCCCAAC